AACTGCACCTGCAACAACAGCCACAAAAACAACTGCTGGCGGCCTTCCAGGATTCAACGCTAGTAATGTAATGAACTTGCCTGGTATGGAGAAGTATGCCAAGAAGCCTGCGACACCGCCTGCCAAGACTCCAAACTTTGCTGGCCCTGGTGGATACAGTAAGGTCACACAGTCATTTAAAACTCCAGGGGCAGTTGCTCCAGCACCAACTAAGACACCAACACAAGCAGAAAGAGATGCTTACGTTAGATCAATTGGCGCACCTGCTATGGCCGAGACTCGCATTGCCACTGCTCTGAAAAAACCAGTAGCAGAAATGTTGCAAATGGTTGAAACCAAAGAAGATGTACAAAAGATCAAACAGTTTGTTGATCAAACATTTACTCGTTACGGTGCTGTGAATGAATCAGCATTTGCCATACGTAACCAGATACTTGAGCATGTGACACAAGTTGGTGCTCAACGTCGTAGAGAACATAGCCAGAGAGTGGCCCACTAAACTCAGCCTTAGGACCGAGTGGGCGGCTGCTGCCTCAGATGTCGGATTCGCTACCTGACATCGAAAGTGAGCATAATTACTTGCATGGCTCGACTCCCTGATTACTTTGATCAAAACATTGTGACGTCAAGCCACGAACTTGGGCAACATGCTCTAGTGCGCTATGTATATCCAGAATTGCTCAACCTTGCCTGGCCTACTGATACTGTGTTTGCATTAAACTTACAATGGCCCACCGAATGGTGTAAACTACCTACAGGGCACAGTTTGTATGTGTTGTCATTTCACCTGGAACAAATGGATGTGGAGTTTGTAAAACAAACGGCACAAACAAACACTGCCAGCCGTATCCTAGTCATAACCGACAATGATGTTGTGCCAGGTGCTTGGTGGCCTGCCAACTGTGAATTTGTATCTTGGATTACCTGGCACAAACAACTGGATCAAATTGCGCTGTTGTACGGAATAGCCGCAGAGCCTAATCAACCAACACACAAGATCAGTAGTCTATGTTTTAGAACAGACCAATTCAAACACTATGTCACAGGCTACCTGCTCAAACATGCCAATGCAGATGACTGTATTATCAGTTATCATGGGCGTCATCAATATCGCTATTTCTTTGAACACACAGGTAGACAGCCGTTGGACAACATACTAGCATTCATGGAAACCAAACAACCGCATCTGGAACTGGATGGCTTCGATGCCAGCAAAAATTATCCCATGGCCAACTGCGACTGGCATGTTGCGCCATACACAGATGCCGCTGTAAACTTTACCAACGAAGGATTTCACTACAGTTACACCGTCAAGGATGGCTTGGATTTCTATTGGCCCGGGCCTTATGTAACAGAAAAAACATGGAAGCCGTTGTTGGCAGGTTGTGCATTTGTCAGTGTGGGGCAAGCATACATCTACCAATATCTGGAACAACTGGGCCTGCGTTTTGATTACGGGCTAGATTTAGCACATGATTCAGAAACACGAGACTTTGACCGAATTGAGAAAATTTTCAGTGTAATAGATCAAGTGCTCGATCACAGCACATCAGAATTAGCTGAGCTTACCAAACACAGCACACAGCACAATTTGGACTGGATAGCCAGCGGTCAATTTAGAACACAGTGTTCAGACCGTAATAAAAAATCATTAGAACAAATTAGATCTAAACTTGTTGACTTGTAACAAGTAACCGTGTAAACTAGTATATTAAAGGAGATTTCTATGTCAGCAAAAACATTCAACGGCGATCAGAAGATCAAACTCACCCAAATCATCAATGAGGGCATGCAGGTCATGCATGAAATTGATACACTACAAGGCGGACTCAATGACACCATCAAAGCCATTGCCGAAGAACTTGAGGTCAAACCGGCTATCCTGAAAAAGGCTATCAAACTAGCACACAAAGCCACCTTTGGACAAGAAAAACAAGATCACGAAACACTTGAAACTATTTTAGAAACTGTGGGCAAAACTCTCTAATGTATTCTGTATTTCAACACTGGGATCCACTAAAGGTCTGTGTGGTAGGAAGAACTTACGATCCAGAATTTTATTCATGGATCCAGAATACCAACATGCGTCAACGTTTCCAACGCCTGGCCGAAGAGACTGAACAAGACTATCAAGGTCTTATCAATCTATTGCAAAAAAAATTCGGCGTACAAGTAGTGAGACCACAGTTGCCCGAAGATCTCTCAGTGTTAAAACTAAATGATCGATGGATACAACCTCCGGTAACTCCTAGAGATTATTACCTAATGGTCCATGACCAGCTATGGGTTCCTACTGTGCCTAACCGTAGTCATGCAAATCATGTGTTCAATAGTCAGACAACATTGGACAGACAAGAATTTGATTGTAGAGATCAACAGCAACACACTGCCAAACTCACGTGCTATCAAAATATATTTGATCTAGTTCGGCAACAAGGTAATCAAGTGAGGCCAACTGAACTAGATGTTGTCAGTGGATGCTTTGTAAGTCGTATTGGCAGAGATTTATTTTTTGCCACACAAAGTTATGATGAAGATCAATCTGTACTTAAAAACAAAGTTGATCAGTTGTTTCCAAATACTCGTAACAGGATTGTCAATGCAGGAGGTCACGGAGATGCAACATATTGTCCAGTGGCTCCTGGCTTGATTATAAGTTTGCGTGACATTCCTACTTATGCTGATACATTTCCTGATTGGGAAGTGGTATACTTGCCCCCTAGTAATTATGCACACATGAGAGAGTTTGAAGGGTCTATGAAAAGTACCAAAGGAAAATGGCACATGCCAGACTTTGAGTATGATCAACACCTTGTGAACATGGTTGAATATTATTTTGATACCTGGGTAGGGCAAGTGAGTGAAACTGTGTTTGACGTTAACATTTTGATTGTGGATAATAAAAACATTGTTGTGTCTGCTCACAATGATCAAGTTGAATCGGCTTGTGCTAGACATGGCATTGATGTTCATGTGGTACCATTCCGTCACAAATATTTTTGGGACTGCGGAATTCATTGTGTGACCAATGATTTACATCGTGAAGGAACAATGCAAACTTTCCTTGAAAAAATCCCTGTATTGGAAATTACTTAACAAATGTATTCTGTCTTTCAACCCTGGGATCCGTTAAAGGTATGCGTCATAGGTACGAGCTACCCGCCGGAATTTTGTTCTCGGATCCACGATCGCAACACACGCCAAGGCTTTGAATGCCTGGCAAAAGAAACCGAGAAAGAATACAACGCACATATATAGTTATTACAAGGCAAGTTTGGTATTCAGGTGTTACGGCCTCAACTACCTGTGGATCTCAGCTCGTTGAAAGTACATGGACGTTGGATGCAACCACCAGTTTGTCCCAGAGATTATTTTATCATGATCCAAGACCAACTGTGGGTGCCCACTGTACCCAACAAGATTCATGCTGATCGTGCATTTGCTAGGCAAAGTGCGTTAACTCGCGAAGAATTTGATCGGCAGAATCAAGCACAACTTGATGCCAGACTAAATTGTTATTCTGACATTTTTCAGCATGTTCGTGATCAAGGCAACACAGTACAAGAAACAAATTTGGATTTTGTAAATGGTTGCTTTGTAAGTCGTATTGGCGAGAACTTGTATTTTGCCACTCAAGAATACTCAGAAGATCAAGAACGTCTATTGCAGACAGTAAACACACACTTTCCAACCACACGCAATAAAATTATCAATGCAGGTGGACACGGCGATGCAACATATTGTCCAGTCACCCCCGGCTTGATTATCAGCCTACAAGACGTGCCCACTTATGCAGATACCTTTCCCGGTTGGGAAGTAGTTTATTTGCCCCCAAGCAATTACGAACACATGCGTGAGTTTCAAGCCAGCATGAGAATCAATCGCGGACGTTGGCATATTCCTGGTTTTGAACAAGATCAAAATCTTATCAACACAGTGGAATACTACTTTGAAGACTGGGTAGGTGATGTATCGGAGACTGTGTTTGATGTCAACATCTTGGTGATTGATCACAAGAACATTGTGGTATCTAGTCACAACGATCAAGTTGAACAGGCTTGTGCTAGACATGGCATTGAAGTACATGTGAGTCCTTTTAGGCATCGCTATTTCTGGGACGCTGGAATTCATTGCATCACAAATGATTTGCATCGTTATAGTATAATATGACCAATCAATGGGTAGGCAATATTGTTGCCAACAATGTAAATTCAGTCCATAGTGTAACACCATTTTGGAAAACATTTTACGGCTTTTTAAAAGATATCAACTGGAGCAACACGCAAATTTTAATTAATTGTGATGGTGTCCCAACTCATTTAAAACAGACTACAAAAAAAGTTGTGTTTACTAGTTATGGCGAAAGTCCAAGGTATCCTGAGCTGATGCTACTGGCTAACTCATATCCAGAAGTTAATTTTATTTGGTTAGCTGATCTTGAAGTGTATGACTATCTATTACCATTCAACGTAACATTTGTTCAGTATCGTCATTGGTATATTTGGTTGGAATATTTTCATGATTGTATTTTATTAGAACAGATTCCAAAGGTAAAAAATAAAGTCATTGATTACCGTTTTAGTAGTTTGTCATTCAAAGGCCGTCAGTGGCGAGCTCTTATGACCGCGGCTCTTCACACTTATAGCAAGGCTGAATCTTTCATCACGTGGCATAATGCTGACAGTGTAGATCTTGACATACACTACATTGAAACCGTTCGCAATGATTCTAGATTTTCAAGTCTTGATTGGGACTTCCTTCGATCTATCATTGTATTTGATGAATGGGACATGAAAAAAACTCCAATGCAATGTATTTCAAATTATAAAAATCCTGCGTATGAAAAATCTGCTATTAACATCAACAACGAAACTGATAGCAACAGTTGGTATTGTACTCCTCAAGGCAGTTACACTCGTCCTGGTCCATACCTTACTGAAAAAACTTGGAAACCATTGATAACCGGCACAGTTTTGTTGAACTCAGGCCAGGCATCTACCTATAAATTTTTGGAGCAACAGTACCAGCTTCCATGTAGTAAATACAATCTGCATATGGATTACGACTGTATTATCAATGATGATTTTGGCAGGTTTGCCAAGTTAGTTGAAGAAATCAAACGATTAAGTTTAATGCCTTTAAAAGAATTAGTTGATGCAAATATCGATGCATGCCAGGCCATTCAAGATTTGGTGTTAGATCCTGATTACGTTAACAGTCTAAAACAATTCAACAAAACACAAGACTACCTGGTATCAAATTTTTTGCATAAAAATATTTAATTCCGTACATTAGTAGAATCATCTGCAGACAATAGTTATAATTATTGTTAGAAAAGTATATTACCCAAGGACATACATGAGTTTAGGAATCTTACATGACGTTTTAACCGCGGAACAAGTAACCACTTTGCATGAGTGTGCCAAGGACTTTACTACTCGCAATCATTTCTTGTTTAGAGATGATCCTGTGTTTGCTACTGTACGTGAAATTATTTTACCACATATACAAAAGTTTGAAGGGTGTGATAATATTTACAAGGGCTTTTATCTTAACATTGACTATGCAGCCGGAATCCACACTGATGAATACTATGACCGTCACGCACGAAATACATACATATTTCCTTTAGAGGTTGAGCCAATGGATCCTGCAAAACCATCTACTACACATACTTTGGTGTTCAATGAAAGTTACTATAGCGAATATACGCCAACAGATGAAAGATACGATGTAAGCGAGTTTTGGAAAATCTCCCCGGATGTACAACCAAATTGTACACTGGCTCCCAAAGAATACGTGGGGCATTTGGTAAGACTTACTGCCGGTGTAGATTTAAAGAAAATCAGCATTGAGGCTGCATTTACTTGGCAACCAGGGTGTATGATATTTTTTCCACGGAATCGATTACACGCCAGTGGAAATACTGCCCTGACCAATGTTAAGATTAAACGTGCCCTTACTATGTTTACAACAGGTGATGAAATTTGGGATGGTATGAAATAACTGTTGACTTTTACAACAAAAATAAGTACAATATAGAATCGCTCACTTGAAGAGCATGTACACGGCTAACCGGCCACAAACGGAGAAAAATGAGTTATATTGACGCACTATTTGATCGTGAACACGATCGCATTCACACAGTAGAACGCCGCAATGGTGAGCGGGTCTACAGAGAATATCCTGCAAATTATATTTTTTATTATGATGATGCCCGAGGTAATTTTAAAAGTATATACGGCACACCCGTATCAAGATTTTCTACACGCAACAACAAAGAGTTCCGCAAGGAAGTCCGCGCTCACAGCCATAAGCCGCTTTATGAAAGCGACATCAACCCAATCTTTAGATGCCTTGAAGAAAACTACAAAGACCAAGATGCGCCTGAACTTCACACAGCGTTTTTTGACATTGAGGTGGCTTTTGATAAAGACCGCGGCTTCTCACCTGTATCAGACCCTTTTAATCCCATTACTGCAATTTCAGTCTATCTCGACTGGCTAGATCAATTGGTCACGCTTGCTGTGCCTCCCAAACATTTGAGTTGGGACACTGCCCATGAACTGGTCCAAGACTTTGAGAACACCATCTTGTTTGCTGACGAAGCAGACATGATCAAAACATTTTTGGATCTTATTGACGATGCAGATGTGTTGAGTGGCTGGAACTCAGAAGGCTATGACATTCCCTATACCGTGAACCGCTGTATTCGTGTGTTGAGCAAGGATGACACACGCAAATTCTGTTTGTGGGGGCAACTGCCCAAGAAGCGTATGTTTGAACGCTTTGGTGCTGAAAACGAAACCTATGACTTGATTGGGCGTGTGCATATGGACTATATGCAACTGTATCGCAAGTACACATACGAAGAACGTCACAGTTATAGCCTGGATGCCATTTGTGAGTATGAACTGGGTGAGCGCAAGACACAGTTTGAAGGAACCCTGGATAGTTTGTACAACCAACACTTCAAGACATTTATTGAGTACAACCGCCAAGATACATTGTTGATTGGTAAACTAGACAAGAAACTGCGCTTCTTGGATCTTGCCAATGAACTGGCACATGCCAATACTGTACTATTGCAGACCACCATGGGTGCTGTGGCTGTGACTGAGCAGGCCATCATCAACGAAGCACATGAACGTGGCATGGTTGTGCCCAATCGCAAGCAACGACTCACAGACGAAGACACACAGGCCGCAGGTGCTTATGTGGCCT